TGTCACACGCACACTGCGGGCTAAAAAAACCAATTGGGAAATGACCGTACAACAAACAAAGAAGTACAACGAGCTGTTGAACCTATACGAGCAGCGCGCTGACTTAAGCCCAGGACAGTTGCAACTGCTCTACACCTTGGCTTGCGTCATCTTGGAAGAAGACACCTTGCAGCGTTACTGCGACGAGCACGGCACGTGTTACCAAGTGATCGGGAAGAGCGGCGACACCTACTCGCGCATGCGTCCCGAATGGCAACAGCTTAAGGAGGCGCGCCACCGCAAGCAGATTATTATTACGCGCCTGGAAAATTGGATTGGAGAAGGACGCCCAGCGGTAGACGATAATGCCGAATTCTTCAACTGATTACTGGTTTGACGAAGCGGCGGCACAGCGCGCCGTGGACTTTATTGAGAAGTTCTGCACCCACGTCAAAGGCGAGTTGGGCGGCAAGGCGTTCCTGCTTGAGGACTGGCAAAAGGACGACATTATCAAACCACTGTTTGGTTGGAAGCGCCAGGATGGAACGCGCAAGTACCGCACCTGTTACGTTGAGATACCACGCAAAAACGGGAAGTCGAATTTGTCTGCTGCCATTGCGCTTTACATGTTGTTTGCTGATGGCGAGCCAGGCGCGGAGGTTATCAGTGCCGCGGGCGATCGTGGCCAAGCCAACATCGTGTTTAACATCGCCCAGGAAATGGTGGCCAACAATGCGCACTTACGTGGGCGCGCAAAGGTGACGCGCAACCAAATTGACTACATGCTGAAAAGCAGTTGGTACAAAAGCATTAGCGCCGAGGCCTACACCAAGCACGGGCTTAACTGCCATGCCGTTATTTTTGACGAGCTGCACACACAGCCCAACCGTGACTTGTGGGACGTGCTTACTACTTCTACGGGCGCACGGCGTCAGCCGTTGGTTATCGCGCTTACGACTGCGGGCCATGATCGCAGCTCGATTTGTTACGAGGTCCACGAATATGCAACGGCAGTGAACGACGGACGCATTGACGACCCCACGTTTTTGCCTGTGCTGTATTGCGCTGACGCTGACGACGACTGGACCGTTGAAGAAACATGGAAAAAAGCAAACCCAGGTTTTGGCACCATTTGCCGCAAAGAATACTTTGAGCAAGCGGTTCAGAATGCTAAGGCAAACCCGTCAATGGTCAATTCGTTCTTGCGTCTACACCTTAATATTTGGACGTCAGCGGAAACGGCGTGGATACCTGATGACATTTGGATGAAAGGCAGCGCGGAAATACCATACCACAAACTGCAAAACCTGCCATGTTACGGCGGACTTGACCTGGCCAGCACGCAAGACCTCACCGCTTTTGCCTTGCTTTTCAGAGACGAAGACCGCGACTGCTTTTACCTGTTGGTCCATCAGTTTGTGAACTCGGAAAAGGCGCACACCAAAAAGTTAAGCGCGGGCATTGACTACCTGGCATTTCAACGCGAAGGCGACATTACGATAACGCCTGGCAACGTGACGGACTACCGAATAGTGAAGGAATACATTGTGGAGCAATGCGCCAAGTACGACGTGCGCAGCATTGGCTACGACCCACGGTTTAGCACTTACATTGTCAGTGAGCTTGAGGCGGACAACATCACAATGCAACCCATGGCGCAGAACATTACAACGATGAACGGGCCAACTAAGGAATTTGAAATGGCCGTCATGAAAGGTCAGATAATCCATGGCGGCAACCGTTGCCTGCGCTGGCAAATTGGATGCGCTGTGATCTACACAGACAACAACGAAAACAAGCGCGTTGTTAAGGAGCGCCAAGAAAACAAGAAGGTAGACGGCATCATTGCAAGCATCATTGCCATGAACGAATATTGCCACACCTTGAGCGCCGACGACATCATGTTGGAAATCTTGGATTTGTAATCATTCTTTCGTATCTTATCGGGATACAAAGTTTGAATGGCTACACTTGCAGACCGCTTGCGTTCCGTCTTCCGTTATCGCGTCGGGAAGTACGACTCGCAGACATTAAAACAAGACCTGGGCATTACGGGCTTTGTCAGCTCGGGCGTTAATGTCACGGAACAAGGCGCGCTTGGTATTAGCACGGTGTACGCATGTGTGTACCGCATCGCAAGTACCATTGCCTCGCTGGGGTTGGAAATCTACGTGAAAGACGGACGCGACGTCAACGTGGCCAACATGCACCCAGCGTATCAGGTGCTTGACATTCCCAACGACGAAAACACACCTTACGAGTTTTGGGAAACGCTGGTGGCATCTGCGCTGGTTTACGGTTGCGGCTTTGCCATCATTGAGCGCAACAACCGCGGCTATGCCGAGCGCCTGGTCCCAGTTCACTACTACGACGTGGACATTAAAGAGGTCAACGGGGAGCGCATTTACAGCGTGCGCGACTACGGCGTGGTCATGCCCGAAAACATGTTGGAGATTTGCAACATGCACCGCATGTCGCCCATTCGTTTGCACCGCGAAAACATCGGCCTGGCCAAAGCGGCGCAGGACTTTGGGTCAGAATATTTCGGGCAGAAAGGACAAATGACTGGCGTACTTGCTAGCGACCAGCCGTTGCGCAAAGAACAAATGGACGTCATCCAAAATTCTTGGAACAGTTCGTCCATGAACGCGGGCACCAAGCTGTTGCCATTTGGCTTTAAATACCAGCGCATTACCATTACGCCCGACGAAGCGCAGTTCATTGAAACGCGCAAGTTCCAAGCGGAAGAAATTTGCCGCATTTACTCGGTGCCGCCATCGCTGGTGCAGCTTCCAAGCCAAACCACGTACAACAACGTGGAGCAACAAAACTTGCAGTTTGCCCGCCACACCATTGCGCCGTGGGCCAAGCGCATTGAACAAGAGATTGACCGCAAGCTGATTCAATCATTCGAGCGCCCCGACATTTACAGCAAGTTTAACATGAACGACCTGTACCGCGGCGACCTTGCAGCGCGAACTAACTTTTACACGCAGATGCTGCAAAGCGGCGTCATGAGCATTAACGAGGTGCGAACCAAGGAGCAGCTTAACCCAGTTGAAGGCGGCGACACACACACCGTCCAAGTAAACCAAATCGCATTGGACCGCCTCGGCGACTATAGCGACAAAGTATCAAAAGATGGAAACCAAGGAACAGTATAAAGACGCTGAAAAGCGGACAATGGGCACCATTGAGGTGCGCGAGGCCGAAGGCGACGAAATGGTGTTGGAAGGTTACGCCGCTGTGTTTAACAGTGAGACGGACCTGGGCGCCTTTCGTGAGGTCATTAAGCCTGGCGCGTTTGACGACGTTATGGACAACGACGTGCGCGCGCTCATCAACCACGACCCCAACTTGGTGTTGGGTCGGACTACTAACGGCACGCTGAAGCTCGAACAAGACGAGCGCGGTTTGAAATACCGCGTAGAACTTGGAAAGCAACAGTACGCCAAGGACTTTTACGAAAGCGTGAAGCGTGGCGACATTTCCCAGTCCTCGTTTGCCTTTACCATTGACAAGCAGTCGTGGAATGAGGAGCGCACGGTGCGTAGCGTTGACAAGGTGCGGCAGTTGTTGGACGTGTCCCCCGTGACCTATCCAGCATACAGCGCCGCCACGGTGCAGGCCCGTGACTTGCCGCCTGAACCCGAACAGGTCGCAGAAGTTTCTGCACCTGAACAAGATACAGAAATCCAAAATTTACAACCAACTACAATGAATCTCAACGAGATGAAGGCGGTTCGTGCAAAGCACGCCGACCGCTTCGAAGAATTGGTGAACGTCGCTGAAACTGAAAACCGCGACTGGACCAACAACGAACAAGAAGAAGCCGACTTGTGCAAGCGCGAGGTGGAACGCCTCGACGGTAAGATTGCACGTCGCCAGGCTCACGAAGACATGATCGCACGCCAAGCACAAATGGGCGGCGCGTCAGTTTCTGAAGCCAAGGAAATCAACAAAATCAACCGTTCTTTCAGCTTGAGCCGTGCTGTGCAAGCTGCATCCTTTGGCAAAGCACTCGAAGGCGCAGAAGCTGAATGGGCACAAGAAGCTGCGAAAGAATACCAAATGCGCGGCTTGCAGATGTCAGGTCAAATCGGCATTCCCGCAAACGCACTGTTTCGCGCTGGTGCTGCTGACGACTTCCAAGCAGGTTCGGGCGACGGTGCAGGTTTTGTTGCTACGTCTGTTCCTGGTGTCATTGACGCCTTGCGCACGCCAACCATGGCCGAGCGCGTGGGTGTGACCACCATTAACAACGCAACTGGAAACCTTAAGTTCCCACGCGTTTCTGCCAAGGCTGCAGGTACTGAAGAGACAGAAGTTTCTGCCGATGCTGCATCTGGCTTGGAACTGGACGAGTTGACGCTTTCGCCAATCCGTGTGGCTGCTAACACCAAGTACAGCAAGCAATTGATTTTGCAAGGCGGTGCGCAGGTGGACGCTATGATTGCCCGCGAGTTGGCAGCAGGTATCAACGAGACCATTGACAAAGCCGTGTTTGCAAAAGCTGCTGCTTCTGCTGGTACGATTGTTGACAAGGCCTCTGCTGCGCTTGCATCTTCAGATGTGTTTGCAATGCAAAAAGCCGTGTTGGCTGCTGGTGGCGATTTGGCCCGCTGTGCATTTGTTGGCAGCCCAACCGCAATGACCGTTGTGAAAGGCGAAGCCGCCGTGGCTTCCGTTTCTGCTTTGGTTGAAGGCAACAACATTGACGGTTACACCACGTACTTCACGCCAAACTTGGTCGACGACGACGCCAGCGAAGGCGCCTTGTTGTTTGGTGACTTTGGTTTGGGAATGGTCATGGCGTTCTTTGGTGGTATCGACCTCTTGGTTGACCCATACAGCAACGCAGGCACCGCCCAAATTGCTTTGCACGTGAATAAGTTTTATGACGTGGACGTGCGCCAAGCTGGTGCATTGGCTTACACCTCTGACTTCACGTAATAATTGACTAAACTTGGAAGCCTGGCAATTGGGCTGGGCTTCCTTTTTTTCTCTCGCTCATGAAAGTTGCACGCCCCGCATACGTTACTGGCACCGACGTGGTGTCACTTGCAGATATGAAGGAGTTTCTTCGCGTTGATCACAGCGACGAGGACACGACCATTGCCGCGTTGTTGGACACGGCGGTGGCGCACGTGAGCGATTACACCAACAAGCATTTTGCCGTTGACGGCAGCGCAACGTTTTACCTCTCCCGTTGGCGCCCCGCTGCTTTGGCTTTTGGTCCTGTGCGTAGCATTACCTCCGTTGTCTACGACGACACAAGCGGAGCTGAACAAACATTGAGCACGGCCAAGTATTACACCGACCCAGGCCGCGTTGGCGATTTCATGATTTACTTTCATGACGTGCCCGACCTGGAAGATTACAACGCACAGCCCGTGCGCATTAGCGCCACCGTGGGCCAGGCTGCCAGCGCCAATGTAAAGCACGCCATTCGCATGCTGGTGGCGCACTGGTACGAAAACCGCCGAGCCGTTGTGACGGGCACTATTACCGCTACCATTCCCATGGCGGTGGAGTCATTGCTGAACACTGAACGCATTATTGACCAGCGGCAATGAACATTGGGTTTCTTGACAGGCGCATTAGCTTCTACGCACCTAGCACGACGCGCGACAACTACGGCGCCGAGAGCGGGAGCGCGACGCTGTACACTACTGTGTGGGCAGCGCTTGACAACAAGAGCGCGTCGGGTTCCGTTATTATGGAACAAGAAACCAGCATTAACCGCGTGGTATGGCGGGTGCGCAGCTCATCGACGACGCGCGCCATTACGCCCAAGTACACCATTCGATACAGCGGCGATACCTACGAAATCCTGGCAATTGAAGAAGTAGGCCGCAACGCGGAGCTTCATTTCCACACCCAAAAGGTTGTAAGCGAATGACGCGCGTTGAGGTACAAGGCCTGTCAAAAGTTATGGCCAAGCTGGAGAAGCTCGCCAAATGGAGCGAGAAAGACCACAACGCGCTGGTGGACATTAACACTCGCGTGGGTGACGTCTACGCAGGTTCGTTGCGCGCCAACATCAAGGACTTTGGTAAGGACATTAAGGTGTACGAAAAAAACCAAGGCCCAGGCCGCAACCCAGGCAACGCACCAGGCAAGGTGCGCATGACTGTTAAGAGCGGACAACTGCGCCGCAGCGTTGACACGTGGTTGCCTAACCGCAATGAAACGCGGGTGTTGGCAGGTCCGAAAACTAACACGATGGGACGCCGCAAGACGCGCAAGAACGCCGACGGGTGGTTTGCCAACATCGTTGAGGACGGCATGTTTTTTGGCCGCAAGAGCAACACCAAGAATACAGGCGTTCACAAGCGTAGCAAGATGGCCACGCAAGGCCGAATGGAAAAGCTACACGTACGCCTTTTGCGCAACCGCTTTGAACGTTACATGTCATGAAGGTAGGTCTTGCCATACGCCAATTGTTAGTCGACGACACGCCCGTGCAGGCGCTGGTGTCAGGTCGCATCTATCCCGAACTGGCAGCAGAAGGTTCGCAAGCGCCTTACGTTGTATATTCCGTTATGAGCAACGCGCCGCAAGACACCAAGAACGGCACGCCCATTGACGAAGCCAACGTGGAAATTATCAGCGTGGCACGATCATACGGCGACGCCAACGACCTTGCCGACAAAGTGCGCGCAGCACTAGACCGCGCTAACGTCAGCGTTGCAGTTGGCGAAGGCACCGTGGTGGTGCAAAGCATCCAATACACCAACGAAATTACACAGGTGAGCGAGGACCGCCAATACTACGCGGCAGTCCAGGACTACACCATACGCATTAAACGTTCATGAGCATGTCAAATTTTATTCTTGAAAACTGGGCTGAACTTACGTTGGCCATTCTCGGCCTCGTAAAAGTCATTGTCAACTTGACGCCGACGACTAACGACAACAAGGTGTTTGGATACATCGACACCTTAATTAACCTCATCATTGCAGACCGCATCAAACCAACAAAAAAAGATTAACCATGGCAGAGACAACAGGAATTATCAATGGTTCCGACCTCCGCATTTTCCTGTCAACTACCGACGACAGCGAAGTACTGATTGACAACCTTACCGACTGTAGCATTAGCGTCACTTCCGACCTGCGCGACACGACGACCAAAAGTAACAACGGATACCGTGCTATGTTGCCTGGCCTTAAGAGCGCCACGGTAAACTTCACGGCGTTGTACGCTTCAGATGCTACCAACGGCTACAACGAATTGATTGGCCACCAACTTGCCGACAGCAAAGTGTACCTGCTTTTCACGCACGCACCCAGCGGCACGGAGAATACAGGCGATGAGCGCTTTGACGTGGCGGGCTACATCACGAGTTTGGAGCTGTCAGGCGGTACGGAAGACAACGGTACCTACACCTGCACTATCGAAGTTCACGACACGATTGTGCGTGAAGTGATTGCGTAACCTAATTTTACTGCATGACTATTACGCTTGAAGGCAAAACGTTTCCCGTGCGTGCAAGCATGCGCGCCTGGAAAAACTTTGAAAAGGCAACGGGGTGCAAGGTAACTGGCATTGATGCCGAGGACGTTACCAAGATGCCCGAACTACTGTACTATTTTGTGCAGGAAGGTTGCCTAAAGCAAGGCATGCAGTTTAAAATGGACGTTGACGACTTCTTGGGCATGATTGATGTTCAGGACCTTCCGTCACTAATGCTTGTAGTCCAAGAGGCTATGGGCGGCAGTGAGCAAAAAAAAACGGAAGCGACGGAGGACAGCAACGCGCACTTGAATGGGACGAAATAGAGCGCTTGGGGCTGGGCATGTTAGGCCTTGACCCCAAGCGACTCTACGACCTCACATTCCGAGAATTTGGCAACGCCGTACGCGGTCGTTACGAGTTTCAAGAACACTGCGAACGCGGTGCCTGGGAGCGAGTGCGATGGCAAACGGCGTTGTTGTTGAATGTACATACCAAGAAAGGCAGCAAGCTAACAACCCATGACCTCGCCGTTTTTCCTTGGGAAGAAAACACACAAACACAAAAGCCGAAAGGCAACGGATTGGCTATCTTAAGAGCATTAGCAAATGGCAAAACTCGGTGACCTCGTAGTACGCATAGGCGCGGATACGCGCGACCTCAACAAGCAGTTGGGCCGCGTGCAGCGCAACATGCGTAGCATGACCAGCAATCTAACCAGCTTGGGTCAGAGCATGACCAAGGCAATTACCTTGCCGCTTGCTGGCTTGGGCGCAATGGCTGTAAAAAGCGCGGCGGACTTGGAGCAGCTCGAAACGTCGTTTGTTAGTTTGACGGGAGGCGTTGAAGAAGCGGCTGCAATGATGGAGCAGCTAAACGAGTTCACCGCAAAGACGCCGTTTCA